CCAGAGCTAGACTTTAGCTTGCCCGACTTGTATTCGCGCATAACCTTAGCAACTTTAGCTTTCATCTTATCCAAGGCTTTGTCCCCCACCTAAAGTTTCTACACCTGACTCTGCACTTAAACGAGCGTCAGATAACAAAGCACGACCACGGCGGCGAGCGCCACGCATACGAGCGCCCATCATCTCATCCATTGCGCTGGCTCTAGATACATTTTTTGCTGCACCAGCCATGTTTGTTGGCGCTGGTGCGCTAGGCTTTTTGTCAACGCCAATAGCTTGACCTACTTTTTGGACTGCTCCACCCATGATTAAACTCCCATTCCATTAGAACCTAAAGTTTGCTCAACGCCCGTCTCAGGGTTTAAGCGCGTATCTGCCAACAACATTCTTGAGCCACCACGTCTGCGTGATGCAACGCGACCAGCTGCTTGCTCGGCGAGCTGTCTACGCTCCTCGTCTGCTTGCATTTTTAAACGCTCGTTTTCTTCACGCTGCGCTGCAATCTGACCTGACATATCAGGCGCTCCACCGCCGCCAAATAATCCACCCATATTAAAACCTCGCCATAAGTAAGTAATCAACCTGATCTGGCCCGTACTTTCGCATTACGCTTTCAGTCTCAAACCCAATCGCTTTTGCGTATCGAAACGCCCTATTGTCGTCAGTTCTAACAGTTATTTGTAATCTATGCAACTGTAGATATCTAATTGCGATATCGCCAAAAGATCTGCCTGTTCTAAGCGCTGTAGCTGGGATCTCTCTAGCTTGATTATCAAAGATGCTCCACATCTCACCAACGCCAGGCCATATGTTTATTACACCAAGTATGGCTATTGGCCTGTTGTGCCTAAACACCGTAAACGCAGAGCCCATTCGGGCTTGCTGAGAAACCATTGATTTAATATCGTACACATTAGATAGAACCGATATCTCTTTATGGTCAAAGTCTAAATGGTCAAAATGCTCAGGCACAAACGGCAGATAGTACATACCCTTGCGCTTATGCACCTCATCGTTTACAGCCTCAAAAGGTATTGATTTTGTCATCGTCCGAATATATCAAAGTCGCTGTTAGCTACGGTCTGGGCTACAAAAGTCTTGCTTTGCCCTGCTGGCCCACGCGTCATGCGCTTGTATTCGCCACCACCTAGCAGCAGGTAGCCAAAAGCATCGCCTACGTGAGAGTGCTCATTCTTATTCGGCGCATCCTTAAAGCGCTCTTGTCCTGATCCAACCGAGATCCGCTTAAAGTGATAGCCACCAGCCAAAGATTTACGCAGCATCTTGCATTTTGTGTCAACGATTAGCCCCGGCTTACCGTTAATAAGTCTTTGCATGGGCGCGGCAGCCGACTCTCGGCGCACCTTGAAGTCATTTGATGGGGTAGGCTGGGCTTTAAGGCCTAGCGTCTTTAGGAAGTCAAAGGCCGTTACCTCATAAATCGCATCTCTAGCCATACCAGCGGGGTCGCCCCATACTAATACTTGGATGCCGGGGTATCTTGCGTTCAGTTCCGATATGAGTTGGTGGCCAAAGCGCTCTAAGCCCATATCAAAAGTAACAATCTCATCAATAATTTGCCATGTGCCAGATGGTAAACGCTGCCCGATCACCGCGGCTGGGGTTAAACCAAAGTCAAGCCCGACTTGGATCGGCACCGTAGGGTCTACCTCAGTAGGGCCAGACATAATGTTGTCGTTATACTCAGGCCAAACCGACTTACCCTCTTGCACGTAGGTGTACTTACCCTCGGCATAGCACCTAATCCAGTCTAAATTCTTACCTAATAGCATCTGCTGATAGTAGCCAGCAGGCAGGTTGGCCACGTTCTCGGCTCGTTTATTAATTTGCCACCACTTGCCGGATGCAAAGATGCAGTCGTTTGCCTCTGGGTTCTCAGGCAGATCGGTTACTGGCAGCTCTATAACACCGCCAGGCTGCTTAAAAAACTTCCAAGCATATACCCCTGTCATCTTTTCTTTTTCTGCAAGGCGATACCACCAATGGTCGTCATCCATCGGGTTTGTATCCATCCAGATACCATGCCAACTAGCCCCGCCATCCCGCTTTGTGGGGTATCGGCCCACGCGGTGCGTAAGACCATCGATTACAGCCTTCGGTAATTCACGCGCCTCATTCACCCACGCGCCCGTTAGCTCTAGGGATAATAGCTTTCGCACGTCTTTAGGCTGGTCAAGCGCTAGGAAGATAACCTCACAGTCAATACCAGCTGCGCCCTCTCTAGCAGGCAGCCGGATATGGTGGGTAATGGGTGGTGTATGCAGCATTGGCCCAAAAGTGTTCTCTGGAAACAGGTCTAACCACGTCTTGATTGTGGTAGTCTTTAACTCAGGGTACGAGTTTCGTACAATGACAAAACGGCTATATCGGATGCCATCGATAGGGCTAGGCTTTTGCTGAATTGCCCGAATGAATACCTCAGCGGCACAAGCATATGATTTGCCGGAGCCCACAGGCCCCATCATTCCACGCACAAACGCGTTAGACGTGAGAAACTTGTATACCTCTGGGCTTTTAGAGAAGTCTAGGTTCAGACCTGTAGAGGGTATTTGCTTGGAACTTGCCTCTTTGGTACGTGACATAGTAACCTTTTAATGATATTTTCTTAAATATACTGTATAAACAACAATATGCAAAATTATTTAAGGTAATTATGTCAGGATATCACCTAACAGACGCAGAGTTTATAGCCGAATGGAACGCCGCCCCTAATGCGGTTGAGATGGCAAAGAAGATTGGCGTTAATTACCGCAATGTATTAAAGCGCAGGCGCGGTATTGAGTCCAGAAACAACATTATCTTAGAGGCAAAAGGCATTGGTCAAGATAAACTCAAGTACCAAAACATTCAAATTACTAGAGCTGAGGAGACTCCGCACCATGCTAGGCGTGAGACCCAGATGGAGAAGGGGCGCGTAGTCGTATTCTCCGATGCCCACTTCTGGCCAGACGATTACACTACCGCATACAAAGCGCTCCTAATGATTATCAAGGAGTTCAGACCTAAAGTTGTGATTGCAAATGGGGACGTGTTTGATGGCTCCCAGGCTTCACGCCATCCCCGTATCGGCTGGTCTAATACGCCAACCATCAAGGAGGAGTTGGAGGCTTGCAGGGAGTTCATGGGCAATATTGAAAAGGCTGCAATCGGCGCAGAACTGATCTGGACTTTAGGCAATCACGATGCCCGCTTTGAAACATTCCTTGCAGCTCAGGCTGGGCAGTACGAGGGAGTTGAGGGCTTTACCCTTAAAGACCACTTTCCATTATGGAAACCTTGCTGGTCTTACTGGGTCAATGACGATACGATGATTAAGCACCGCTGGAAAGGCGGGTTCTCAGCTGGCCGCGCTAACTCGCTTAACGCTGGAGTTAACATCATTACTGGCCATACACACAACTTGGCCGTTCAGCCGATTACAGACTTTAGCCCAGCTTTCCGACATAACGGAGGTACACGTTACGGCGTACAGACAGGCACATTGGCAGAGCCACACTCGGAGCAATTTGTTCATTACACCGAGGATAACCCAAAGGACTGGAGATCAGGGTTTGCCCTACTGTCTTTTGAGCGTGGTCGCCTGATGTTGCCAGAGTTAATCCAAGTCTGCGGCGAGGATGAATTTGAATTTCGAGGTTGTATAAATAAAGTATGAGAATCACGCCCGAGGCTGTGCGCCACCTTTACTCTAGCTTGGTAGTAACCTACCCCTTCACCAAATGGCCTATGCCTTTGCCAGAAACTGTGGATTTTCAAATTATCCATGACCGAGATTTAATGGGCAGCTATTTGTATTGCGATTCGGATGACTACGAACACACCATAACCATTTCATCGGCTAGGTGCGCGCACTTCTCAACTTTGCTAAGTACCCTTTGCCACGAAATGGTACATTGCAGCTTTCACAAACAAAAGGGTGATAAGTGGTTGCAGCATGGGAAACCCTTTCGGACTAGGTGTTTTATGGTTGCCCTTGAGATTGGCCTAGATCCATTAGAGCTGTAAGTGCATGAAATTTCAATAAAAAGTCATGCAAAAATGTGACATCGTTGTCCGATATTTGTATATACATTGTTTATACTTTTTTTTACAAAGTCACACTTTTTCTTACAAAAGCACCGTTTCAAATATATAATTTTTATGTTACTAAAAACACGGTAGAGCCCGGCTGTTTTAGTCTCCGCAAAAGCAAGATATTCCTTCTTCATCAGTTTTAAACATATCAGCCTGATCTGCTGCAAAATTCTTCATTTGAATATAGCTTGGCCTGTCTTTTCTAAACCTAGCTCCATCTCCTGTAAACTTTCCAGCGGAGTGTATTCTGGCCTCTTGCTCTGCCCACCAGACGGCTCTTTCGGGCTTTTCTGCAATAAGGCTTAATGTTTGTGGGTACCCCTTTAAAAAACATAAATCACAGTTGCCGTGATAAGTTTTACCTTTAAAGTTTGGCAAACCTAAATCAAAAGACTGCTCATTCCAAAATTTACCTACATCTGCTGCGGTAATACCTGCGGTAAATAAAGGGACTCGCTCCCTTGCCATTTTTGCGGCCCTTCTTGGTTCATCTGCCCTGATGCCAACCCAGTCCATATTCTCGTTGTGTTTCCATCCAAGGGATTTTAAATATTTATCTATTGTGCGTATTTTTAATTCAACAGTACAAAACCTCGTTACTGGATTTGGTAAATAGTTTTTCTTTGTAATTAATGCCTCAAAAGGCTCACCGTTTCTGCTGGCTGTAACAAAATCTACAACCTTGAATTTTGGGTCATCTGGTATATATTCTAGCCAATGTATAGGAACATTCCAGTTTTGACCGCAATCTCGCACAAATTCCAACGTAGCTTCTTCTTCTTTACCTGTATTTGCAAAAACTACAATAGCGTCAGCAGGCAACTCGCCGTTGTTGGATTGCAATATACGCCAAAGCATATAACCAGAAGTGCGACCGCCACTAAAGCTAATAACTGTTGGCTCCAATATTTCAAATGGATCGCTCATTACGCAAACTGACAAATGAATAATACAATTCCAGAAAAGTAAAATATAACCGCTACAGCCTCAACCACAAATAGCGGTTTATCGTCTAGCGCATAGCCAGCAGTTGCCCAGATCGCGGATCCAATAAACCCAAGGATCAAGTTTGCCGGATAGATATTGAGCGCGGTCAATAGAATACTCAGCAGGCAGATGCTTGTGCCAATCCATTTAAATTTAATCATGTCAGTTCCTATGGTAAGTGTTTTGTTTATTGGCCAGCATTGATTTAATAAGCTCATCCATACTAAAGAAGTATTGAATAAACATCTGCCCGCCTGGTTCGTAAATAGTAAAGCTCATTTCTCACTCGCTTTCTTTAGTACGGCTATAGCAAAATCGTACAAATCCTCATTTGTAGGCTTTTCAGCAACATCCATAATTAAGCCATCTATTTCTTTATCTGTTAGCTCTTTTGCTGGGTGGGTATAAAGTGGAATAGC